AAGATGGAGAAAGCAATGTTGCCTAAGATGGAGAAGAGGAGCAAATGAGTAGACCTACGCTTGCACAGAGTTCACAGCCTAATAATGTCTATACGACTTTAGCAGATGTGAGAAATGCACTGCAGATTGAAGACAGCCTGGATGATAATGATATCCAAGCAGCGATTCTTGCTGCAAGTCGTATGATTGATGAGTATTGCCAAAGATCTTTCTATCAGGAAGGCACATTAGCAGCACCTGTAATTAAATATTACACACCCGTAAGTCCGTGGTATCTAGAGATAGATGACCTTGTTGAACCTACAGAAGTAAGAACAAGAGCAAATCAGTCTGGACCATTCACACAAGTCTGGAACTTAGACACAGACATTATGTATGAGCCTGTTAATAATCCAGAAATAGGTATGCCAATAACAAGACTATTAGCAATTCAGACATATGTCTTTCCTTACTTCTTTCCTCAAACAGTTAAAATAACTGGAGTCTGGGGTTTCAAAGCAATACCTTACGAAGTAGAATTAGCCTGTAAGATTCAGGCATCAAGATTATTTGTTAGAAAGCAATCTCCATTTGGTATTGCAGGATCTGTAGAACTAGGAACAGTTCGCTTGAACTCTCGCCTAGATCCAGATGTTGAGATGCTTCTAAAGACATACCGTAGAAACTTTGGATTGGCATTCTAATGGCTATTTCCAATATTAATGGTGTAAGAGATGCGTTAAAAGCAAATCTACAGACAATAACAAACTTGAGAGTTTATGATTTAATTCCAGATGTTATTGTTCCACCATGTGCAGTAGTAGGACAACTAGATTTCACATTTGATATTGACAATGCTCGTGGCTTAGACCAAGCATCTGTTGATGTATTTGTGATTGTACAAAGAATATCAGAAAGAACAGGACAAGACAAACTTGATAATTTCCTGGCTGGAAGTGGTAATGGTTCAATCAAAACTGCTTTAGAGTCAGATAGAACATTAGGTGGACTTGTTGATACACTTAGAGTTATTAGTGCAGACAGTGGCACTTACAACTCTGGAGATCAATCTTTCTTATCGTATCGCTATAACCTCACAATTTGGGGCTAAGGAGAATAATGGAATATACAGTAATCTCAAACAAAAAAGTTTGCGGTAAGGTAAAAGATGATAAACTTACCAGAGATGATATACTTAGTGCAGGAAGTAATGTTGAGTTTCTTCTTGCAGCAGGTCATATCAAAGCCGCAAATGCAGTAAAGGTAACACCAGCAGTAAAACAAGAACCACAAGAACCACAGCAGGAAGAAGTTCCTGTTTTTAATCTAGATAACGAACAAGGAGATAAACAACCATGGCAAGAATAGTATTAACGAATGTTGATGTAGAAATTGAAGGCGTAAACCTCAGTGACTATATTTCATCAGTTTCACTTTCTTCAACCTATGATGTAGTTGAGACAACTGCATTTGGTGGAGGAAATGTACCAGCAGCAGCAAAGACACGCCAAGCAGGGCTTGTTGACAACGCAGTAACATTTGAGTTCCATCAGGACTATGCAGCAGGAGAAGTAGAAGCAACAATTTATCCACTATTGGGTACACTTGCTTCTGTTGAAATTCAACCTGTAAATGCAGCAGTATCTGTTGACTCACCAAAGTACACTTTTGAGGCTTTAGTTTCAGAGTGGACACCAGTAAATGGAGCAGTTGGCGAACTCGCTACAGCATCAGTTACATGGTCAATTTCAGGTCCAATCACAAAGTTGACTTCATAATCAATGTCTAAAATAGTCTTAACTAATGCGTATGTTTTATTGGGTGATCTTTACGACATAAGTCCTTATGTCACAAATATCTCTCTTTCAACAACTCACGATATTATTGAGACTACACAATTTGGCGATGTTTACAAAACGAGGATTGCAGGTCTTGGAGATAATCAAGCAAATTTTGAATTTCTCCAAGATTTTAGCAGTACAATAGTAAATCCTGGTGGTTTAGAGAGTGTTATCTATCCACTAATTGGAACTGCTATTAATTGTAAAATAAGACCAACTGGTGCTGCAGTAAGCACATCAAATCCACAGTATTCATTTAGTTTGTTGATTTCAGAATGGCAGCCTCTATCAGGCTCCGTTGGTGAATTATCAACAGCAAGTGTTTCCTGGCCTATATCAGGCGAAATAACAAAAACTACCTAATTGAAAAGGGGCATAAAATGGACGGACTACATATAAAAGTAAAGACTAGTGATGGAGTAGAGGGTACATACTCTCTAAGACCAAGATCAATAGTTGCATTTGAACAGAAATTCGGCAAAGGCTTTGCTAAACTACTTAGCGAAGATCAAAAACTGGAACACATCTATTTCTTGGCATGGAATGCCTTGAAAGACGGTGGAAAAGTTGTAAAGCCATGGGGCGACGGTTTCCTTGACACTTTAGACAGTGTTGAGTTAGTTGTAGACCCAAATTTAGAATCCACAGAGACAGCCTAACCTATTCGTTAGCAATGATTTCTGTGGAGACGGGATTATCTCCACTTGACCTTTTGGATGCTCCTGATGGAGTACTTGAAGCAATAGTTATTTATCTCAAGGAGAAAAACAAGAATGCGAGCAGGTAATGAGTGAGAAAGCAATAGTGTTAACTGGTGTTAAAGAGACACTACAAGCACTACAGGATTTTGACAAAGATGCAGTAAAAAGATTTACTAAAGTTATAAATAGTGAACTTAAGTCTGCTAAACAAGACGCACAGTCTTATGTTAATCCTGAGCCACCACTTAGTGGTTGGTCTACTCAGCCTGCTCGCAATCCTCGTTCTCGTGGTGGTGCTGGCTGGCCTGCCTGGGATCAAAGTATTATTAAGCAAGGAATTTCTTCCACAAAAGCGGAAGGTAAAGTAAGAGCAGACTATACAACATCAGCAGGAGCATTAAAGAACAGATCTGCAGCAGGTGTTATCTATGAATTAGCAGGAAGAAAGAATAAAGGTAAAGGTACCTTTAATAAGAATTTAACTGGGAAAGATGATAAAGCATCTCGTTTAATCTGGAAATCAGTAGACAAGAACAAGGATAGAATTGAAAAGAATATCTTTGAGGCTTTAGAAAAAGCAAAAGCAACATTAAGAGTAAATTTGAATAGGAAGAAGGTTTAGTATGTCAACAGCAGCAGTCATTGCCAGAATTGCCACTCAATATTCAGATAAAGGCTCTAAGGCTGCACAAAAGGACATAGCCAGACTTACTAAAAAGTTTGAGGCCTTTGGTAAAAAGGCACAGAAATCTTTTAAAATAGCAATAGTAGCAACTGCTGCTCTAGCAGTTAAAATTGGTAAAGATGCAGTACAAGCAGCAATTGAAGATCAAAAGTCTCAAGTAATTCTTGCTCAGGCAATGATGAATACTACTGGTGCCACAAGAGAAGCAATTGATGCAGCAGAAGATTATATAGAAAAAACTATGTTCCGTGTGAATGTAGCAGACGAACAATTGAGAGCAAGTCTTGCACAACTTTATGTGGCTACAAAAGATATTACTGAGGCAGAAAGATTACAAGGACTTGCACTTGATGTTGCAGCAGCAAAATCATTAGACTTACAGGCTGTAACAAATGCAATTACCAAAGCACAGCAGGGAAATGTTGGTGTATTAAAAAAGTTAAATCCAGAAATTGCTGCACTTATTGGTAAAACAACAAAGGCTGAAGAAGTATTTGCTATTCTTGGACTTACTTATGGAGGAACTGCAGAAGCACTTGCAGATCTTGACCCATTAAAGAAACTGTCTTTGGCCTATGGAGAAGTTCTAGAAACACTAGGAACAGAACTTTTACCAATCGTTAAACTATTTGCAGAGTACATTGTAAGCGATGTTATCCCAGCAATTGACGAATGGATTAAAGCAAATGGAGATCAATTACAAAAGGCGTTATCAGGTGCCCTTAAACTCTTTATTGGTGCAATAGATTTATTTGCAGACCTAGCAGCATTCTATGATCAGTTTGATTGGCTAATTAAACTTGGTCTTACTTTCTTTGCTGTAGGAAAAGCATTTAAAGGTGTTGCCATGTTTGGCGATGATGTTGTTAAAGTATTTGGAATGTTTAAAAACAAGGCTGCAGGTCTTACAGGAGCCTTTGATAAATTTATGGGACAACTTATATTTACAAAGGGCCCTCTTAAGAAAATTTTAAACTTAGTTTATAAAGGCATTCAAATAGTTTCAAACTTTGCAGCAGCCTTTTTGGCTGTAGGTTCATTTGTTATCGTTGCAAGAAATTCATTAGAAGGTCTCTTTGATATTAAGTTCCCTAAGTTTCCTTGGGAAAAGGCTACTAAAAGCACATCAGAGAAGATGGACGAAATAAGTAAAAAAGCGTCTAAATTTGCAAGTATGGATCAAGCCTACGATAAAGCAAAAATTGAAAATGCTAAAACATTACAAAAGATTCAAGATAAAGCAACAAAGCAAGCAGAGATAGACGCTGCCAATGATGCATTTGATGCAGCCAGGGCAGCAAAAGAGAAGGCTGAAGAGCGAGCAGAATATGTAAAAATGATTGCCGTTAAGAAGAAACTTGTTGCAGCAGGAATTAATCCAAGAACTAAGGCAGAATCAAAAGATCTAAAGGCTGCTCTTGAACTTCTAAAGAAAAAAGGCAAGGCTGCATCTACCTATGAAAAAGAAAGAATTGCAGCACAAATAAAGATTAAGGCCAATGGAATTATTGCAAGAGACAATAAGGATCCAATTGATTTAGAGGCTGCTCGTTTATTACTATTAAAACAAAAAGATAATGAAGCATCATTAAAGAAACTTAGCGTATTATTAAATCAGATTATTGCTCAAGATGCATTAAACAAGTCTACACAAAAATATGCAGACATTCTGGCTGCCATTGCAGATGATAAGTTATCTGACAATGAAATTGTTCTTCTTGCTAAAAAATGGGGACTATCAGTAGAAGCAGCAAAAACATACATCTATACAGTATTTGCTATTAAAGATAACAAAGTTTCAGATGCTGAGGTTCAAGTACTTGCTCAGGCTTGGGGCATAAGCACCAGACAAGCAGGAATGTATCTAGACTTTATTGCAAAGTTAAGAGATGATGGAAAGATTTCTGACGCTGACATAAAAACATTAATGTCTAGTTGGGGTCTAAGTAAAGCAGAAGCAGAAAAATATAAAGATGTTATTTTAAAGATTGAAAATGATGGAGATATCTCAGATGAAGATATCAGGGCTTTGGCTAGACAATGGGGCGTAAGCAATAGAGAAGTTCTTGATTATTTAAATAAGGTTAAAGCACCTGCAACATATTCAGGTACTTTATTTGATCCAGCAGATATAGCATTTAATAAGTGGAGAAAAGCAAATAACGAACTTGATGAATACCTAGCAAAACTTGCTAAGGGTGTTACTGGAGTTGTTCCTGGATTTGTTCCACCAGTAGTGGTAAGTCCAAAACCTGGAGATCCAGTAGTAATTCCAAAGGCTGGTGATCCTGCATTAGGTGGCTCTAGAACAGATTCAGCAGCATCAGCAGCAGCAGCAGCAAGTGCTGCAGCAGCAGCAGCATACGCTGCAGCCAAGGCTAAAGGTGACATGGATGCAGCAGCCATCGCTGCAGCAGGAGTAAATCCAAGTGCATTAGCAGCACAAGAATCTGGAGCAATAGGTGCAGCATCTATAGCAGCACAACTAAGAGCAGCAGAA